ATCGGCGCTGGCGGAGAAGTTTACTCCAGTCCCAGCCTGCGCTTGGGCGTAGGAAACAACACTAGCCGAGATTATATAGCCAGATGCTACCGTGGGGTTAATGGTGAATCCTGACGACGACGCCGGCTTGCTCATCACCCCTGCCTGCCCTGCTGGGCTCACGATGCCGCCAAGTCACCGAACAGGACCCACGTATTTGCTGACACCTTCTGGACCCCCATGCGGGCGTACTGTGCCCGGCTCTTGGCGGTGAGGCCCGACAGCCGCAGCGTGGCGCCGGTCCCTGCGACGGTGGTGATCTGCCCTGCGCCGAGGGCGTAGAGGTCCACGTAGGAACCGACAGCGATCGTGGCGTCCGAGTCCTGCGGGAGCGTGAGAGTGATGGCCGACCCGTTGGACAGGGTGACCAACTTCCCTGCGTCAGCAGCGACGAGGGTATAGGTCGTGCCCGTCTGAGCGTTGACCACCTGCGCCTTGGGAACCAGCAGCGCCACTTCGGTCTGCACGTAGGCGGTGGTGGCAAGTTGCGTCGTGTTCGTGCCCTGCGAGGCGGTGGGAGCAGCCGGCGTGCCGGTGAAGGTGGGGGACGCGATGGCGGCCTTGAGTGCGAGGTCCGAGACGAGGCCGGTGATGTCGCTCTCTGCCAGCGCCAGCAGGGTCTTGATCTGCGCCGTGGTGGCCGCAACGATGTTGCCCGAAGCGAGACGGGCGAAGATCGTGGAGGCGGCGAAGTCGAGGTCGGCAAGGGACCCGGCGACGGAGATGGGGACGCTGTTGTTGTCGTGGCCCGCCGTGGCCTGCTTCGCAGCGAGGTCGGTGGTCAGGTTGGTCACGGCCGACTCGGGGATGGCGATGGTGGCCGTCGTGAGGGCGGTCACCCTGCCCTTGGCGTCGATGGTGACGACGGGAACCACGGTGGCGGAGCCGGATGGGCCGGTGGCGCCCGGGCCGGCAGTGGCGAGGGTGGGGTTGGGGTAGGTCCCCGTCAGGTCGCCACCGGCCGCCGCACCCGATGCGACAGGGAGGACGATGCCGACCCGCTTGTCGGTGATCTGGTTGCTCTCGATGGCCGTGTCCAGGGCGGGAACGTAGACGGCGGCCAGCACCACCGACGAGGCGGGGATGGCGGGGAACACCGGGGCCACCGCTGCTGTGCCTGCGGTGACCGACTTCGTGCCCGACGAGGACACCACCACGAGGTCGAAGCGGGGGTTGGTGCCCGCCGTGCCGATGGTCACGTTGCCGGCCGTCACGGCCGCCGTGGTGCCTGCTACGGCGATGGTGCCCGATGCCACGGCGAGCGTCATGTTCGGCGAGCCTTGGGCGGTGACGGCGCATCCGGAGACGACGCCGGTCCCGGCCCACGCCGCCACGAGGATGTCGATGTCCCTGGAGTCAGGCCCCGCCTGAACTGTGAAGCCGGCGTCCGCCTCGTTCGGGATCGTGAACATCTACGGGGTGGCGTCCGTCGTCACGTAGGCAACCGAGAGGGCGGCGGCGCTGGTGCCGTCCGGGCTGACGCACATGCTCTTGAGCGGCTGCTTGAGGATGCCGTGATCGGCCACCGTGGGCGTGTCGCCGTCGAAGCGCACGTTGGCGGTCACGAGGATCTTGAAGCGGCTCGTGGCGCCGATGAGGCCGCCGAGGAACTGGAGCGTCATCGCCGCCTCGGTGCCGTTGACGTAGCGGTTGTACGCCGTGAGGCTCTCGAAGTCGGCGTCGCACACGATGGTGAACGGACGCAGGTCCGTCTCCAGCGGCTCGGCGGTGAGGGGCGAGCCCATGTACGGCCGGGCCGGGCTCATGTTGTCGCCGGAGAGCGAGAACGACCGCACGTTGACGTTGGAGCCGCCGATGGTGAGCGTGCCGCCGGTGTAGACGAGCAACGCCTGCGAGGCGGGATAGGAAACGGTGGCGAGCCCGGTGGCGGTCGTCTCGTGGGCGCCGAGGAGCGAGAGCTTGAGCTGGCCCACCTCGTCGAGCTTGCCGGTCAGCTCGAACTTCGCCACCTTGAGGCCGAGGTAGGTGAAGGGGTCGATGGTCCCTGCGAGGTCCGGACGGCCGACCTGGCCCGTGAGCGAGAGCCCGTCGAGGGCGCCCGGGGTGAAGGTGTGGGTGTACGCCGAGTCGACGAGACCGGACGTGGACACCGAGCCGAGGGAGTGCTTGAACAGAAGGCCCATGCCCTTGGTCAGCGTCTCGAAGATGATGTCGCCGGTGACCGTCTCGGACCCCGCCGCCCATCGGTCGGAGCGCAGGACGCGGGCCCCGGAGCGGATGGCCTTCGACGGGATGCGGGCGATGACGCTGGTCAGCGTCTCGGGCGGGACGAACTCGTAGAAGCGGGAGACGGCACCGGCGGCGGTCCCGTAGGTGGACTCGGCGAGAAAGCCGAGCTGGGCGTCAAGCCCGGTCTTGGTCGCCATCAGGCATCACCCTTCTTGGTTTTGGGCTTGGGAGCCCATGTGTCGGTCTGTTCGAGCAGGCTGGCGGCGAGGTCGTCGTCGACCTCGATCCACCCGTCTCGGGCGCAGATCTGGCCGGTGCTGGCGATCTCGACCTCAGCGAATGGGCCGATGTAGGTGACGGTGGTCATGGGCTCCTCATATCCTTGCTCGGATGTCGATGGTGGAGTCGATCACGGCGATGCGGCCATCGTCCCACACGCCTTCGATGAGACGGTGGGGGTGAATGTCCACGACGAGGGACTGCACCCCGGCGGGCATTCCATCGGGCTCAGGGGTCGTGCGCAGGGCCGTCTCAGCGGAGGCCAGAAGAGTGAACGCCCGCTCGGTGACCTCCTGCTGCGTGCTGCCCGGCTTGCCGACGACGATGACCAGCTCGAGGGCGTAGTCCTCTTGCCGGGCCTTGGCGCCGAGGGCGGCCCACTGCTGATCGCTGTTGGCCGTGCCGCCGATGTAGACGTGCTCTCGCTCGGCGTTGTCGGGCCAGCCGTAGGTGACCTGGACCGTGCCCGCTCCGAGCATGGACGGCAGGACGCCGATGGTGGCTTGCAGGGCCGAGACGAGGTACGACTTGACGGCGGGGATGGTGCTGGTCGCCGTCATGCCTGCCCGAACTGCTGGTAGCGCCACAGCACCACGTCGACGGAGGGGATGCCGGTGATGGAGCCACGCTGGCCCGGTGTGGCGATCTGGAAGTTCCCGCCACCGTCCGCCACATAGGACGTGGCCCGGTCGGGGATGGCGGATCGCGCGGCGGTGAGGTTGTAGCGGAGGCGCACGAGGGCCGCCCGCTTGAGGTCGGCCGGCGGGCGGTCCTTGCCGTACTCGTACTCGACGACGACGTTCTTGGGGCTCACCGACGTGGCGACGGTGGCGAAGTTGGTGCGGGCGAATGCGCCGTGGTCCTCGGGGATGATCTCAGCCAGCTCGGTGCTGTTGTACGGGTGACCATCGACGACGAGCGACAGGACCGTCCGGGGATAGAACTGGTCGACGGCCATCTCCCGCAACCACGAGCCGTCGAGCCTCTCCCGTGCGAAGCGGAGCACCCATGCGACGTTGGTGACCTGCTCGAACTCATCCTCGACCTCGGCCCTGGCGGCGATGATGGTGGCGTTCGGGTACACCGTCGCATCGGCCAGAGCGGAATCCGCTGCACGGGCCTCGGGGATGGAGAAGTAGAAGTCCCCCACCAGTTCGACCTGTTGCGTCTCGGTCTGCACACTGGAACTCCATGTGCCCGTGTAGGTGAGGGTCAGCAGGTTCAGCGCCGACTGGGCGGGCAGGGCGTAGCGATAGACACCGGTGGAGACGTGAGTCGTGGCCGCTCCCGTCGCCAGAGCCGAGCCATCGGCGCGCACGACGTCGACCGTGACCGCTCCCGATGCGTCGGTGAGCACGCCGTCGACGTAGAAGGACTGGTCGATGTTGGCGGTCTTGCCGCGCTCCACTCGGATGCTCATGTCACCCTCATGTCATCGAAGCGTGCGGACCCGTCCCCGGTGCCGATGGAGATGCGGGGCCCGGCGCTGGTGGCCGTAGAGTGGACGCCACCCATCGCCTGGGCGGAGATGATCTGCGTCCCGTTCCGCATGATCGTGACGTTGCCGGCGGCAATGACCGCCTGGTAGGTGTACTCGGTCCCGGCCGCCACTCCGGTGAATGAGGACCCGACCTGCGTGAAAGTGCCGGCGACCGCCTTGTAGAGCCTGACCTCGTTGATCGAGGAGCTGGTGAAGATCAGCCACATGTTGTTCGCGTCCACGAACCGGAATGCGAATCCGGCGCTCTCGTTGGCGGTCGAGGTCATCTTCGCTTCGATCGTGACGGCAGCGTTGGCAATCGAAGCATCGGAGACGGAGCAAATGACGTCGGCGCCGTTGGTGTTCCCGGCCGCTCCTGCCGGGCAGTAGAGCTTCGTCCCAGTCCGACCGAAGGTGCCCGACGTCACGGTGTAC